AAATTACAGTAAATAATTTACAACGCAAATTATCTGATGTTAATTGTGATCAACCAGAGTGTAAAAATGTTGTAAAATCAACAAAACCAAAAAGAACAAAAAAATAATGAAATTATTTGAAATGAAAGAATATAACCTCCAAGTATCTGAAGAGATTTGGGGGTTATTACCTTTTAAAGCAATACTTAAAAGGGATAAAAATCGCAATAAAGAAACAGCTTTTAAAGAAGTTTTGTTTGTTTATCATTATTGTGATATACGTTCAGATTATATGTATATGACAGATGATGAAACAAGGACAAAAGAAATAATTAAAGATATTGGTTTAAATGAAAACTGGAAAATAGATAAAGTTATTGAAGAAGCAATTGCTTTTTATAAATCAAAATCTATAAGTCCTGTTAGTAAATTGTATAAATCTTCATTAAAAGCTGCTGATGATATTTCTAAATATTTAGAAAATGCAGATGCTTTATTAAATGAAAGAACAGATAAAGGTGGTGTGGTAACTTCATTATCTGTATTTACGTCAGCACTTAAATCAGTACCAGGAATTATGAAAGATCTTAAAGCCGCATATAAAGAAGTATTAGCTGAACAGAAGGAAATGGAAGGAAGAACTAAAGGGAGTAGAACAATGGGCTTATTTGAAGAAGGTCTTAATTTTGATTAACATGAATGAAATATATTTTAAAGAAGAATTTAAAGAGAAGTTATATAGTGCAGTAAATAAATTTAATCAGGCAGTATCATCAACAATGGGACCTAATGGTAAAACTGTAATCATTACAGATATATATAGTAATCCACAAGTTACTAAAGATGGAGTATCTGTAGCTAAGTCTATATTTTTTAAAGATCCAATAGAAAATGCTATTGCTACAATGTTTAAACAAGTTGCAGAAAAGACAGCAAAAGAAGCTGGTGATGGAACTACAACTGCCACAGTATTAGCAACTGCTTTTATTAATAATCTTAAAAATTTTGATTCTAAAGATATTATAAAAGCTTTTGATGAAATTATACCTAAAGTGTTAGAACAATTAAAACTTAATTCAAAAGAATTAAAACATGAAGACATTAAACATGTTGCTAGTATATCTGCTAATAATGATATACAGATTGGTGACATTATTCAACAAGCTTATAACCATACTAATATAGTTGTTGCTGAAGAATCAAACAACAGTGAAGACAAACTTATTCTTATAGATGGTATGAAATTAGATGTATCATATTTTTCAAGACATTTTATCACTGATGAGAAGAAAGGTTTGTGTGAGATGAATGAACCATTAGTATTACTTTTAGATGGTAAACTAGAAAATTTAAAAAACTTTGAAGAACCTATTATGTTTGCTTCAAATGAAGATAAAGAAATATTAATTATAACAGAACATGTTTCAGAAACAGCATTAAGACTACTTGAAAACAATGCTATAAATAAAACAATAAAACTCTCAGTAATTAAGACTCCAGGGTTTGGACAACATCGTAAAGACTTAATTAAAGATTTATCACATTTTACAGGTGCTACAATTATTAATGATTTTTCTAAACAATATACAAGTTCTGTATTAGGTGTTTTAAAATCTGCAAAAATAGATAAGATATCATCTATATTGATTAAATCAGATAAGATAGATATTACTACATATATTGAAGAGTTAAAAGAACTAGCTGCAGATAAAGAACCATTAGCGGTTATGAGATATAACAATTTAACAGGTACTGCAGCAATCATTAAAGTAGGTGGTGGTTCTGAATTAGAAATGAAAGAACGATTAGATAGATATGATGATGCAGTTAAAGCAGTAGCTTGTGCATTAGAAGAAGGTGTTGTTGAAGGTGGTGGTATAGCACTAGTTAGATGTTGGAATAAATTCACACAATCTTTTGGTACTGACGGTGTATATGGTAGAATCTTATATTCATTACTACAACCTTATAAAACAATATTTCCAAAAGATAAACTTGAAGATAAGATAATAAATAATATGTTTGATAAAAATATTATAGACCCTCTTAAAGTTACAAGATGTGCTTTAGAAAATGCTGTATCAGTAGCTAAGACAATTCTATCTACTGAAACAATTGTGTTAAATGAAAGACAATGGAATTAAATAAATATCAAACAGTAATAACAGAAGAAATAAAAAAATCATTACCTAGAGAGGTTTATGAAAATCTTTTAGAATATATGTCTACTGTAAAATTTATTAAAAATCTTATAGCACCTGAAAATATACGAGGTTTTGCTAAAGACAGACCTGTTAATGAATTATATGATGATAACAGAATTGATGTAGATATTACTAATCCTCATATTCTTGAGAATATGGATTACTTTAGACAACAAGCTATCTTTTTTGAAAAGAATGGTCGATATACTAATTTAACACCTAATAGTAACACCAAGTCAGAATATGCTGAGTTTTGGAAAGAAGAATTAGTTAAATGGAAACATGGTATAGTTAGACCAAGTGATGGTGAATGGATTCCAGGAGAATTATATTTCTATTGGAACTATAGCCCTATTTGGTTAGTTGAAACAATTGCTGTTGCAGGTAAAGGTGAAAGATCTCAAGGAGAACGTGTTAAAAAGTTTGCTAAACCTTGGCTAGGTGATTATTTATATTTTCATTATACTTGTAGAGCAAAACGTTTAGGTAAACATGGTAAAGTACTTAAAACAAGAGGTATTGGGTTTAGTTTCAAAAACGCATCTGAATCTCCTAGAAATATGTACGTACTTCCAGGTTCAGGTAATCCTAATTTTCATTTAGCTTCTGATAAGGGGTTTCTTTCAGGGGATAAGGGGATATGGGGTAAAGTGTTAGATACTCTTGACTGGATTGCAGAACACACACCGTTACCACGTATGCGTACTGTCGATGCCACTAAAGAAATGAATATACAGCTTGGATATAAAGATGAATACGGATCACGTAAGGGATTATTATCTTCAGTCTTTGGAATATCATTAAAAGACAATCCAGATAAAGCCAGGGGTATCCGTGGTCCTTTAATTCACTATGAAGAAGATGGTTTGTTTCCTAATCTTGAAAAAGCATGGAACGTAAACAGAAAAGCTGTAGAAGATGGTGGTGTATCTTTTGGATTCATGTTGGCAGGTGGAACAGGTGGTGTTGAAGGAGCTTCTTTTGCAGGTTCTGAAAAACTATTTTATAAACCAAGTGGATATAATATTTTAGGTATACCTAATGTTTTTGATAAAAACGCAACAGGTGATGTAGAATGTGGGTTTTTTTGGGGTGCTTATTTAAATCGTAATGAATGTTATGATGAACGCAATGGTGAACCAGATGTAATAAAAGCTTTAATTGAAATTCTTTTAGATCGACACGAAGTTAAATATAATTCATCTGACGCTAGAGCTATTACACAGAAAAAAGCAGAAGAACCAATAACACCACAAGAAGCAATCATGCGTACTGAAGGTACGGTTTTTCCTGTTGCAGACATTAAAGATTATATTGAAACAATAGGACCTAAAAAAGAATCTTTTTTAGCTGAACATTATGTAGGTGATTTAATTTATAATAATACAGGGGATGTTGAATGGAAACCAAATAGTGACAAACATCCTTTAAGAGCTTATGATAGTTCTGATACAGATAGAACAGGTTGTTTAGAAATATTTGAAATGCCTCGTAAAAATGCAAATGGTCAAATTGTAAGAGGTAGATATATTGCTGGAATTGACCCTATTGATGCAGATACAGGATCATCTTTATTTAGTATTTTACTAATGGATACTTTTACAGATAGAATTGTAGCTGAATATACAGGAAGACCAAGATTAGCAAATGATGCCTACGAAATAGCATTAAGAGCATTAAAGTTTTATAATGCTGAAGGAAATTATGAAAGTAATTTAAAAGGTTTGTTTAGTTATTTTGATGCTAGAAACTGTTTACATTATTTATGTGATGTACCTCAAATACTTAAAGATATGGATATGGTTAAAGCAACTAATTTATATGGAAATAAAGCAAAAGGCACACATGCAAATAAAGAAATTAATAAATGGGGTAGATTACTTCAAGCTCAATATATGCTCACACAATACAATGAAGGTGATGAAGACGACAATAGTTTAAAACTTCATCATATTAGAAGTATTCCTTATTTAGAAGAATGTATTGCGTGGAATAGTGATGGTAACTTTGATAGAGTTTCTGCTGCAGGTATGTTGTTTTTATTAAGAGAAGATAGAGTAAAAAGAACTAACTCGATAAAAGACAATCAATTAAAACAAATTCAAAACTTATCTGATGATAAATTTTTTAAAAATAATTATAAACCAAAATAGCTATTATTTAAAGTAATATTTATTTAAATATATTAACATATGTTTGGAAAAACAAATTTTATTTCGTATATTAGCAAGTTAAAATATAAAAAATGGAAAGAATAAATAATGTAGTTTTACCTAGACAAAGATTACCTTATGTAAGTAAGAATAAACAATGGAGAATTGACAATGTTGATTATGCTGATAGATACTCTTTTTACAATAATGAAAAAGTTAGGAAAAGCTTACAGAATAAAATTGTAAATTTAAATTTATATAATGGGATTGTAGATGTTAGAGATTTATCTAATGTTGTAAATCCTCACCAAATGAATACATCGTTTACACCTGAAAATATACCTCATCATCCAATATTAGTACCTAAAATTGATTTGTTAGTAGGTGAAGAAATTAAACGTAGATTTGATTATTCTGTTGTTGTTACTAATCCAGATGCTATTACTAAAAAAGAAGAAGATAAAAAAGCTTTTTTGTTTCAAAAATTACAAAAACTTTATGAAGAACAATATGATGAAGAAACATTAAAATTAAAATTAAAAGAACTTGAAAAATATATGAAATATAATTGGCAAGACCTTCGTGAAAAGATGGCTAGTCAAATATTAAAACATTATTCTCAAGAACAACAGTTTAATTCTATTTTTAATTCAGGTTTTAAAGATGCTTTAATTCTTGCTGAAGAAATTTATCAGTGTGATATTATTCACGACGAACCTGTTCTTACAAAATTAAATCCTTTAAAAGTGTATAGTGTTAAATCTGGCAATTCAGATCGTATAGAAGATTCTTCAATTATTATATTACAAGATCATTGGAGTCCTAATAAAATTATTGATGTTTATCATGATGAATTAAAACCAGAAGACATCGATTATATTTTAGAATATAGTACAACTTCTTCAAAAAGTAATTATTCAGATGATGGTAATAATCATACATTATTACACGATGCTTTAAATACAGGTCTTGAAGGAACATATGATACTCTTTTTAATTTAGCTGAAATTAATGGACATGTTTTTGGTTCTAATTATACTGATGAAACAGGTAATATTAGAGTTCTAAAAGTTTTTTGGAAGTCTATTAAACAAATTAAAAAAGTTAAATATTATGATGAGTTAGGTGAAGAACAATATAAAATAGCATCTGAAGAATATATCCCTAATAAAAATTTAGGAGAAGAAGTAACTTCAATGTGGGTTAACGAATGGTGGGAAGGTGTTAAAGTAGGTAAAAATATTTATTTAAATATCAGACCTAGACGTGTACAATATAATAAATTAAATAATCCTTCAATTTGTCATCCTGGTATTATTGGTCAAATATATAATACTAATCAATCTAAAGCCGTATCATTAGTTGATAGATGTAAAAACTATCAATACATGTATGATGTAATTTGGGATAGATTAAATAAAGCAATATCTACTAATTATGGTAAAATATTTGAATTAGATATTGCTAAAGTTCCTGCAAATTGGGAAATAGAAAAATGGATGCATTTTGCAATTGTAAATAAAATTGCAGTAATAGATTCATTTAAAGAAGGTAATCAAGGAGCATCAACTGGTAAACTTGCTGGCGGTATGAATACTCAAGGTGGTCGAGTAATGGATATGGAAACAGGTGGTTACATTCAACAACATATACAATTACTTGAATTCATTAAAATGGAAATGGGTGAAATTGCTGGAGTTTCTGCACAACGTCAAGGACAAATTGAAAACAGAGAAACTGTTGGTGGTGTAGAACGTTCAGTAAATCAATCATCACATATTACAGAATGGTGGTTTAATACGCACGAACAAGCTAAACTTAGAGTTTTAAATGTTTTTTTAGAAACAGCAAAAATAGCTTTAAAAGGTAAAAATAAAAAAGTACAAAACATTTTAGATGATCAATCTATTGAGATTTTAAATATGGAAGGTGAAGATTTTAGTGAACCTGATTATGGTTTAGTTATTACTACTAATTCTAAAACTCAAGAACTTGAACAAATGATTAAATCAAATGCTCAAGCATTTTTACAAAATGGTGGTTCTTTTTCAACAATTATGGATATTTATTTTAGTCCTTCATTAATGGATATGAGAAGACGTTTTGAACAAGCTGAAGAAGATATGCATCAAAGACAATCTGAACAAAGTCAACAAACTAATAAACTTCAAGAGCAGGCTATGCAAATGGAACAAGAAAATGTTGTAGCAGAAAGAGAATTAAAAGATTTAATGAATCAGAGAGATAATGAAACTAGAGTGTATATTGAAGAATTAAAAGCAAACGCTACTTTTAATAATGATGATAATTCTGATGGTATTGAAAATCCATTAGATAGAGAAAAGTTTGAATTAGATGTTCAAAAAAGAAAAGATGATTATGTTGCTAAAATGAAAGCTTTAGATAACGATATGAAAAAACATTCAGACCAAATGAAGTCTAAATCAATAGATCAATCAATTGCAAGAATAAAAAAGAAAAGTGTGAATTAGCTATTATTAAAAGGAAAATAAATCAAAATAAATTAATATTTACTTGTTTTCCTTTTAAAAATGTAGTATATTTGTAATCTTTATAAAAACGGGAGAAAATTATGGAAAACAACAATGATGATATGTCATTATTTGATTCTGACTTAGAATTGAATTTTGATTATGAAAGTGAAAATGATTATAACAAGTCTGATGATGATGATTTAGACAAAGATGATGAAAATATTAAACCTATCGATGAGGAAGATGATTCTCAGGAGAGCGTAGATGGGGATGAAGACGAAAGTGAAGGTGATTCCGATGATGATGATTCTTCTCCCAATTTGTATTCTTCCTTTTCAACTGTTCTTTATGAGCAAGGAATTATACCTTCGCTAGACTCTTCTACTAAAATAGAAACAATTGATGATTTAGCTGAAGCTATTAAAAAAGAAATTGAATTACAATATGATAGTAGATTATCAGAAACTTTAAATAATTTAGATTTAGAAAAAATAGCAAATTCTAAAAAAGAAATTTTTGAATTAGAACAAGTTAATGAAGATTATTTAAAAGATAATTTAGAAGTTGCTAAAAAAATGATATATCAAGATTATTTAAATCAAGGATTATCAGAAGATAGAGCAACAAAATTACTCAGAAAAACAATTGATTTAGGTGAAGATATGATAATTGAAGATGCTTTAGAATCTAAAGAAAGTCTTCAATTGTTTAATAAAAAAATTGAAGATTTTGAATTAGAACAATATAAACAAAATAAATTAGAAGAAACTCGTCAACAACAAAAAGTTGAATCTTCTATTAAAAATTTTATTTATAATTCTAAAGAAGTAATTCAAGGAGTTCCAAATACTAAAGTCTTACAAGATAAAGTATTTAAAAATATGACAGAAGTTGTAATTAAAAATCCTGAAACAGGTGAAATGATGAATCAACTAATGGCAGATAGAAGTAAAAATCCTTTAGAATTTGATACTCGAATGTATTATTTATATACAATGACAAACGGTTTCAAAGATTTAGGTACTGTTCAAAAATCAGTTACATCAAGTACGGTTAAAAACCTAGAAAAAGTTTTAAGAAAAACAAAATGGGAAGATAATGGTACACCATCTTATTTAGATGATCCAGAAAGTTATGGTGGAATTGGTTCAGAGCTAGTAATGTAAAATAAATATAAATAAATTAAAATAAATAAATATGTCGTTAGGTAAGTTTGTAATGACCAAAGGTAAGTCTTGGTCAGGATTAACATTAAAAAATCACATTGGTGCTATTTTTGGAACACAACCACAATTGGTTTCACCATTAACAACAGTATTGTTGCAGAAATCAGGAATGAAAAATTTAGATACAACTTTATCTTTGTTCCCTGAAAAAACTCTTGACAGTGCTGATGATTTTGTATGGAAAGTAGTTGGAAGTGACGAAAGAAATATCCCACTTGTTGAAGCAAGATTCCAAGGAGCTACTGTTACAGGTAGTGATACAGGAATTGGAGTTGCAAGAACAACTTTTGAATTAGTATTTCCTGAAAAATGGTTTACTAAACAACATGTAATCGCTGGTCCACGACCTGACGTTTACCAAATTAGAATATTGGAAGATGCTTTTGAAGATGGTTCAAACTATGTTTATACTTGTGAAGTATGGGGTGGTCAAGAATCATTGTCAGGAATTCCTGGTGATGAATTAGTTGGAGGTAATAGATTTAGTATTGAATCTGCTTATGTCGAAGATGAATTATCTACTAGAGGTGCTGGAATTCAATTTACATCTCCTTACATCATGAGAAACAGTGTTTCTTCATTGCGTATGGAACATAAGGTTTCTGGTGCAATGATTGATTGTAAAATTAAACCTGTATATTTTGCAGGAATTGAAACAAGAGATCCAAACACTGGTGGTGTTCATAAATCTACTACTTGGATGCAAGAAGTTTACTGGCAGTTTGAAAAAGCTTTGTCACGTATTAAATCTCGTACATTAATGTTTGGTAAAACAAACCGTGATGAAAACGGACGTTTCTTAAATAAAGGTCAATCAAATATTGAAATCAAAGCTGGTTCTGGTATTCGTGAGCAAATGGAAGTTTCTAATACTATTACTTATAATAGATTCTCTATGCGATTATTGGAAGATGCTCTTTATGAGTTATCTGAAGGTAAGTTAGAATGGGGTGAAAGAAAATTCATGCTAAGAACAGGAGAAAGAGGAGCTGCTCAATTTAACAGAGCTGCTACTGCTGCTGCTTCAGGATGGAAAGCAATGTTTGATAATACAAATCAAAATGCAATTAATAAAACAACTTCAAAATTTCATGATAATGCATTTGAAGGAGGTTTCCAATTTACAGAATGGAGAGCACCTAATAATATTCACATTATGTTAGAAGTTGATCCAATGTATGATGATAAAGTTCGTAATAAAATACTTCACCCAGATGGTGGTGTAGCAGAATCTTATCGTTATGATATTCTTTATGTTGGTTCTATGGAAGAGCCTAATATCCAAAAAATTAAAGTTAAAGGTGACGACGAGATGCGTGGTTACATGGCGGGTATTAGAGATCCTTTCTCAGGACGTAGAGGTGGTATCATGCAAACAATGGAAGATAGTGCGACTATGACTGCAATGTGTGGTACTGGAGCGATGGTAAAAGATCCTTCTAGAACTCTTACATTTAAACCAGCAATCTTAGATTAATTATAGTAAGGCTTTTAAGAGGTGAGCCCAAAATCACCTCTTTTTTTAAAAAAAAATAAACGGGAGAATATATAATGGAAGATACAATAAAAAACACTTTTACATTACCTGAAACTAAGGTAGTAGTAAAATATATTAAAAGACAAAAAGGAATGGCTTCAGGTAGTCATATTGGTGAAGATCATGTTATTTCAGGAGGAATGCTTTCAGGTTCTTTAAGAAAATTTCAAGTACCTCTTTTAAAAAATGGGTCATTAATGAATGTTCTTACAAAAGAAGAAAAAGCTTATTTAGAAGATTTAACAAATTTAGATTTATCAGTTTATGGTGATTTTTGGTCAACACATTTTGTAACACTATTTAAAGATGATAATTTATTAGATTTAAGTGATCCAGTTGATTATATTTCATATAAAATATTGTTAGCTTTAAAAAACGATATTGCACCATCTTGGAAAGATAGAAATAATAAACAAACTTATCAATTTGTAGTTACAAATGATAGTGAAGAACTAGCTGAAAAGAAAAATAAACTTGATAGTAAAAAAGAAGCTTTCAAACTTTATGGTAAAATTGAAGATGATAAAGAAAAAATTATTGCAATTTTAGGATTACTTACAAACAAACCTATTTCAAAAGATTCTAAATTAGATTGGTTACAAACTCAATTAGAATCTGTAGTAGATGCAAAACCTCAATCATTTTTAGATATTATTAAAGATAATACATTAGATACTAAAATATTAATTCAATCTGGAATTACAAATAAAGTAATTGAAAAGAAAGGAAATAAATATTCTACAATTGATGGTTTAGATTTATGTGAAAATGGAGAAATTGCAAGTTATGATAACATGGTAAAATATTTGGAAAATCCAAAACATCAAGATGTAAGAACTTTAATTGAAGCTAAAGTTTTAAAAGTTAAAAAATAATTATGACACTAACTGAATTCAGAAATAAATTTAATATTCAATATAATGCGATAGCAACAATGTCTGCTCCGTCAATAGATGATTATGAATTATCTGTGTATTTAACAAAAGCTCAGTTGGAAATAATAAAAAATTATTATAATCCAAATGGTAATAAATATAAAGAAGGTTTTGAAGGTTCAGAAAAAAGACGTGTTGATTTAAAAGAATTAGTTAAAACACATGTTTCATCTGATACAATTATTTCTTTTGATGGATTATCTGATGATTCTAAATTTTTTGTAATTCCAAATGATGTTTTTTTAATTATTTATGAAACAGTAAAATTAGATGGTTGTAAAAATGAACAAATAACTGTAGTACCTAAAACTCACGATGAGTTTAATACTCAAATTAAAAATCCATTTAAAAACCCAGATAAAAAAACTGTTTGGAGATTAAATATTTCTAAAAGTAATAATTTAAAAGTCATAGAGTTAATATCTTCAATAGATATTTTAAATTATAAATTTAGATATATAAAATTTCCAAAACCAATAATAATATCAAATTTAACAACTAGTTTTCCAGGAGAAAATTTATCAATTGATGGAATTACTTCTCAAACAGAATGTGAATTAGATATTGGAATACACGAAGAAATATTAGACAGAGCTGTTGAATTAGCTCTTAGAGATTATAAACCATCTAATTTAGAAAGTAAAATTCAATTAGATACTAGAAACGAATAAATAATAAATAAAATAAAATAAATTATGTTTGGACCAAACCAAGTAGGTGAAATAATGATTGGAAATGCAGTAGCTACGGAAACGACTGCTCAAGCATTTGTAGCATCTGCAGATAATAAAGAACTAAAGGTAGTTTCAGGAAATGGAGCAGCTGTTGCAGCAAATGTACCTTTTAAAGTTTTACAAAAAACTGCTGGGGATGCTGGAAAAGGATTGAATTACGAATTTTCAGATATTGTAGATCCTAAATTTGTAGAAAAAGTTACATTAGCAACTTATGCTGCTGAAGTACAAAAACAAGTAACCATTGCAGGGTTTACTGGGAATGTGTTAGCAAATACTACTTATGAAGTAGAAGTTAGATTGTATAATGATGGTGGTTCACTATCTCCTGAAAACTTTGCAGTTATTCAAGGATTTTATGTAACAGGAGCCACTATTGCTGCTGAAACAGCAACTACAATTAGAGATGGACTTTTAAATTCATTAAGAAAAAACCTTATTAAAAGAGGTGATTCTGAATTTGTAACTGCTACTACTGCCGCACCAGGGTTTACTATTGCAGGTAAATTTCAAAATGTTGTTCCTGGAAAAATTGAAGGAAGACAAATTGAATTTGATGTAACTGTAAAAGTATTTCAAAATGTTCAAGATTTAACACAACCTAATCAAAACTTAGGATTACTTACTGCTGTTGTAAATACTGTAAATAATACAGGTAATGGAACAGGTAAATATGTTGTTAATTACGAATGGTTTGTTAAAGGTATGAAATATGACCCTGCAAGACAAGTAGGTTATCCTGCAGATTTTAATACTCCGTATTATGGTTCACTTACAGGTGTTTACAATCTTATCAATATTAAATATTATACTCCTAGAGTAGAAACATTAGTTGAAAGACAATATAAATCATTAACAATAGCAATAGATAAAGTTACTAATACTCTTGCAAACAATGCAGCAACTAATGCTATTCTTACTTCAATTAGAACAGCTGTTGGGACAAACGCAATCGTACCTGCAAATTTAGCAGTAGTATAATAAAATATTAAAATAATCCAATTAAAGGAAGAAGAGAAACAATTTCTTCTTCCTTTTTTTATACAATAAAATTAAAATATGATAACTATTAACAATTTTGAAATAATTAATAGTGGACAACAATTAGCAATAGACGTTGAAACAGACTTGGATTATAATATTACTTCTGTTCTATTATGGAATATAGATACTTTTAAAGATTATAGTTTAGCAACTAATTTAAATTTTAAATTAGAACAAATTGATAATAAAGAAATATTTATTGTTGATGTAAATGAATTAAATATTTTAGAATTTAAAGATATTTACTTTATAGAAATAGAAAGTAATGTTCCTGTTAAAGATTGTAGCACTTGTTTAATTCCTGCATTAGGAATAACTTATAATATTTTACCATATTATCAATGTATGTTAAACTATTTATTAAAAACAGAAATAACAGATTGTGTAACATGTAATGATTTACCATCTAAAAATTTATTAATTACAATTAATTTATTAATTGATTCTATTGAAAAATCTTTAGATTTAGGTTATTATTTACAAGCAATTGATAATATAAAAAAATTAAAAAAATTATGTTCTCTACAAGAATGTACAAATTGCAAAACTGTAATATGCAATACTTGTAGTCAATTTAAACAAGTTTCATAATGATAGAAATAAATGAAAAAAATCATGCTTCTACAATTATAAGTTCTTTAAGTAAAATTTATAATGAAGGTAAAATTACAGGTAAATTAGATGCTATAGATTTATATTTATTAAACATCATATACAAACTGTTACAAGGTTGTTGTATAACACTTACAGAAACACAAAAGAAACAATTAATTAACTCCTATAGAAATATTTATTTTCATGCTAAGAATATATGTCACACAACAGCTATAGAAATATACAAACCAACATACAAAACACCATTTTTTCAAGCTGAAACTGAAGATTGTAATACTTTTTCAGTACCTAATAAAATTTATTACTGGCAAGAAGAAGATCGTAATACTACTATAAATAATATAATACCATTAGTTGATGATCAAGGTTATTTTTTAAATAAATTACACAATACTAAAGAAAATTTTGAAATAGGTATAGATATAACATATAATTATATTGGAAGAATATGTTTTGGTATTATAAACGCACAATCTACTGATACTTATAAAATATATGATATTTTAAATAATGATGTTACACATACTTTTAATAGAGTTTTTATAGATACTATAGATACTATTATTTTTGTATCTGAGAATATTTATAGTCATAACATTATGAATTTAAAAATTAAAAAAACAAACGAAATTTTTGATAACGGAATATTTAATAACATATTTAATAACATATTTAATTAATGGCAACTAATATAGAAATAAAAGCATCTATTGATGCAAACATAACAAATAAAACAGCGTTAGGGAGTATTAGTAATAATGACGTAGGATCAGAAATAAAATCAGTAGTTGATTATATAGATCAAGAAGTTGCAACTGTTTCTGTACCAACAGAACAGAGTATTGTAAAGATTAAAAAAACTACTATTACTCCTGCTGAAGTATATCAAATGTTTACAAGTCCTATTACAATACTTGAAAGCAATGTTGTTGGAAAAATACTATATCCAACAAGCATTTATATCAAAAGAAATACTGGAGACGCTTATATTTTAGCAACGAATACGCTTAATGTAATTAATGATTTTGGGGCAAATATGGGAGCAAATATAAACCCTAATTGTATGCAAAACACTCCAGATGGGTTTATGCAAAATACTTTTAGTATATCTCAAAATGCTTCAGGAATAACATCAAACGCTGTATATAAATTAAAAGCATTAACAGCAGACCCAACAAACGGAGTAGGAACAGGTACTCTTGAAGTTTATTTAACGTATGTTGAAATAACATTATAATTATGGCAGATTTTAGTAACATACCTGTAGGATTAAAAATACCAACACAAATACCATTAGATGTAAAAAAGTTCAAATTAAATGAAGCAGCTCTAATTGATTTAGGTCTTTCAAATAATTTAGCATTTACATATCATGATGGTATTAGTATATATTGTTTTGAAGAAAAGACAACATATATTTGGAGAGAAGTTCAAGTAGGTGAAGAAAATACTGGGTTAAGACCTACAGATTATACATACCCAAACAATGTTATAACTTTTGGAATAGATTATTCTAATAAAACTTATAATTTTTTTAAAAGTGTTAAAGATTTAGCTTTAGCTAATGTGGGTGAAGGTGTAGAAGTATATCAAGGTTCTACAACAAATGCAGAAAATACAACTTATAATTTTAGAACATTAAAAAGTAAAAACTTAGGAATTAATGGTTTATCTTTATTTGGAGGATTTCAACAAAATACAAACGATATTGATTTAATTATTAGATTAATAAATACAAACACACTATCTTTAAAAATAGGAATAAATGGTGAATTATATATTGATTTACCTTCTACAGCAAACATACCTGGATTGTTTGTTAATGATTTATACATACCAACACTTGACGAATTTAATGCTGGTATAACCAAAGGTAATGGTACTGCTAGTAAGCCTTTTACAAACACAGTTACAGCATATGTAGCAGGAGTACCAACAATAGTTCCAAATACAGCGATACAAAATGCACTAGATGTATATGCAGGAGGAGTATTAGATACAAATAGAAAGAATCCTGCGTTGTCAGGTCAAAAAATTATTATTCAAGATAATGGAGGAATTTATTATCACCCTATAGATAAAGATTTAAATTATAGTAATTTAAACATACAAAATGAAGGTAGTATTAATTTTTTAAATCCTGGCTACATTGTCAACATGGATAATACAAATTGGTTTGACGCAAATAGTGCTAAAATTACTATAAAAAATGTTAATAATGGAGAAATTAGATTTAAGAAAGGATTTTTAAATTCTGGAAGTTTTGTTTCTTCTACATTGTATGTTAACACTAAATATATATATTTAGAAGGAGGTACATTTATAGAAGAAGGAGTGTATAACTCTAACAATACATATATGCTAAACTCTGACCCTACAGGTGTTGTTAACGGTACTGCTGGATGCAATAATGATGGTGGTTTAGCTATAGAGTGTAAAAATGCAAAATTTTATTCTGTAAATAACGGAATATATAAAGTAGGTGGTAAGTCTAGAATAGAATTTAGTAATTGTGAATTATTATCTAGCAATTTTACAGATACTATTAATTCTGCATTAATATCTTTTAATCAAACAGGTGGAATTATAAGAATGTTTGATTCTAAAGTTTTAATAGGAGGTTTAGGTGGAAGAACAAATGTATTTAATTTTACACCATCAAATAATTTTCAAAACTTTTCAACATTTATAGTTAGAAACACAAGATTTACTGGTTCAGGTACAACTTGGTTTAATAAAACAAGTTCGTTTTTATTTGGATTTGACATGACAAATTCTACAAGTTTATTTTTTACAGGTACACAATTATTTAATTCTACAAATTTGTGGAATATTAGTTTTAATAATAATGCTTTTGAATTTATAAATATTGATTTTACTAAAGTAGATTTTACTTTAAATAATTCAAAATCATCTATAAATTTTATAGGAAACAATGTAATAGAACAACTTGTAAAACATGGTAGTAGAATAATAGCTAATGGTTTATTACCAAAAGGAAGTGCTTTTATAAATACAAATGGAATGCCAATAACAACTCCAGATCCAACATGGACAAGAGATATAGTAATATAATATGATAAAAATAAATAACACACAACCAGATTTTAATGATAATATTTTAAGTAATGATTTTAGTTTTGAAAATATTTTACCTTGGTCTTTTAATAATGTTGAAGCAATAGATTCAACAATTGGTACATCTGATGATATTGCTTATGAAGGAAATAAGTGTTTAAAAGCGTTTCATTTAAATTCAAATTCTCATGAATTAGAAACATATCCTACCGATCCAGATAAATATAATTTTACTACATATAAATCGGGAGAACATATTTTTTCATTTAGAACATATATTATAGAAAATATTTCTTATCCTTTAGATGATGTTAGTGTTAAAATTATGATTCATTTAAAAGGAAACCCAGTTCCAACCACAATATTATATTGTAATATTATTCAACAAGAATATGTTTATAGTAAATGGCAAACTTTTTTTGAAAAAATAACATTATTAGGTAACACAGATTATCAAATATTTATAGAGTTCACCAATAGTGGTAATTATATTCCAGATGAATATACAATATATTTAGATGGTTTTAAACTAGAATATATACAAGATAGAGATTTTAACATACCAACAATGTATAGTAAACCAATAAATTAATAATTAAAATTTTATAAATACAAAAAACAAAAATTATAATGATAAAATTAACACTTTTAGAAAGTATATTTGCTTTAACTACTTCTTTTTTAGGAGGAACAGGTACTTTATACGCTTTTTTTAGACATAGGACAAATCAAGATAAAAAAACTACATCAGAACTTAAAAAAGATACTAAAATCTCAGATGTAGAAGGCGATGAAGCTATTGTTAAACAAATTGATTTTTTATTAAATCAAATTGCTAATATGTCTGAAAGTATGTTAAAAGATAAAATGGAATTAGCTTCTTCAAAAACAAATGAAATAATATACAAAAATGCAATTACTCATATAAGATTAGCTTGTAATGGGTGTAAAGATACAATCGATAAGGTATTAAATAATTTAAATATAAAAGATCATGAATAATACTTTAACAAAAAAAATAGAAGAATTAACAAAAGCTGTAGAAAATCTTAAAAAAATTCAATTTAGTAATCTTGTTACTAAAAAATATCTAGAATTAATTAAAATTGGAGAAACAGTAATGATTGAAAACGTATCTGTTAAAAAAGTACATGAAGGTGATTATTGTATGCAATTTATATCAGTAGTTCCTCCAAAATCTAAATTTCCAAAACATTGGCATGATGTTTTTGAATTAAATATAATTTTAAATGGAGAAATTAGTGAAGGAGGAAATATACACACAAAAGGAGATGTAATAAGAGTAAAAAAAGAAATAGCTCATACTTTTAAAAATATGTCTAAACATGAAAGTACTGTAATTTCTACAACATTTACAGACTTTGAAACTAATTTTAAAACATAAAAAATGAAAACAAGCCAAATAGGAGTTAAGTTAATAAAAGAATTTGAATCTCTTCATGATGGTGACTTAAAAACAATAGGTCTTCAACCTAAAATGGATCCAATAGGTATTTGGACAGAAGGTTATGGTAGAGCAATGAGAGATAGTAAAGGAAATTTTATAAAAGGAATTTCTAATAAAAAACTAGCTTATGATTCCATTACTATTCATAATATTAAAGAGGCTGAAGAAGCTTTATTTGAAGATCTTACACCTAGAGAATTAGCAGTATTTAGAAAGTTAAAAATCAAAGTAAATCAAAATCAGTTTGATGCTTTGGTTTCTCACTACTATAATACAGGAGGGTCTGCAACTTTATTTGATTTAATAAATAAGAAGGCATCTAATGAACAAATTAAAAATTGGTTTACTACTAGATATATTACTGGTGATGGAAAACCATTAGCTGGATTAGTTAGACGTAGAAAAGCAGAGTGGGATTTATTCAATTCAAAATAATATTATGATAGAGTTTTTTAAAAGATTTAAAACAACACATATTATAATTAGCATATTAGTAATTATAATTTTATTACAAAATGCTTGCAATAATAATACAAATAAAAAAAATACTATTACGACAGTAATAGATACTGTATGGTCTACTAAAACAGATACTATTGTTAAAAAAGTAAAATCATCTAAAGTTAAATATGTTTATTTAAAGGATACAAAATATCAACCATCAAAAGACATAGATACTTGTTTTAAGCGATTTACAGCACTTGTAAAAGAATTTAGCGCAGAAACCACATACAAAGATACAATACGTTTAGATAGTCTTGGAATTAAAGGGAATATACAAATAGAAGATATTGTTTTTAAAAATAAATTAAAAGATAAAAGAAAATATATTTTTGATATTAAAATACCAACAATTACAGAAACTATTACAATAACTAAAACTGCTGAAACAAAAAAACAACTTTATTTTGGTGGTAATTTATTTGGAGATAAAACAGGATTACAATTAATTACTCCTGGATTAATATACAAAACTAAAAAAGATCAAATATATCAAGCAAATCTTGGTGTTAATTTTGATGGTAGTATAATATACGGTGCAGGAATGTATTGGAAAATAAAATTATAAACATGAATATAATAATACAAGTAGATGAAAATAGAATTGGTAGTGTACAACCTAAATTATATGATTTAGGTATCATTACTACAAATATACAAAATTTATTAGATGAATCTAAAATTGTAATTGATAGTTATCAAACTGTTGTTTTAAAAATAACAGATTTAGATAGAAATGTTAATTATTATTTATTACCAATACAATATGTTGGTGATTCTATTTTTGGTTTTGGAAAAGATATACAAAGTAGTGATTTAATTCCAATTAGTAATGGAGGAGTAGTTTCAACAGGTTCAACACAACTTCAACAAAACAATATAACTTTTAAAAAGAATAACGGTGATTTCTTTGGAACAGTTACTGCTCCAAGAACAGGAGTTTTAACCTTTGATATGACAGATGCTGTTACAGGCGGTAATGCAGTTGTTTATTATCAAAATGCAACTTTACAGATACCGTCTACTTGGCTAACAGTTGGAACATTTGCGCCAAATGTTGTTAATCAAATATTCTTATTAAAAGATAGCGAAGGAAATATTACAGCTAATATCTTAAATGGAAGCACAGTCGCACCACCACCACCAACAATACCAAACCAACCAACAAATTTAACACTAACTGAAATAGACACAAATGTTTCACAAGTTTTAAATCAACCAACAAATTTAACACTAACTGAAATTAACGCATAAAACAAAGAAATTATGGCAAAGCATATTAGATTGAATTGGGTAAATCCTAACCCGAACACGAACCTAGACCATTTAGAAATATGGAGAAAAACAGGTAGTGCAGGAACTTACGAAAAAATAGGAACAAATATAAC